CCGTAGAAAGTCGCGCACCACACCTACAATGGCCTGCTGCCCTGCCGTGTCGTTGGGGACTTTCCCAATATAGTTCGTCCGCGCAGCTAGCTCGATCGCTGCTGCAATAGCGTCGCAGGTATTGACGATCGATACCTTCTTGAAACCCTGAGGAATATAGTTGCCATCTAGAGCACGACCAGGCACCACCAGAGTCGTAACACCTTTCACGATGTGGTAATGCAAGCCTGCTTTTGCAAGAACCGTCACCCCATTATTAATCAGAAGGTCGGTCGTACTACCTTTGAACTTTGTCTCTAAACTAATTACCTCCTGTAAGGGGTAGAATGTCATGCCCTGACCTAGTGGCAATGACGCCCTGATACCTGCTACCTGTGCGGCAAAAGCCACACCACGCTTAGTCAGGAGATTACCCTGGGAATCGGTCTGCATTGCACCAGGGTAGACGTACTGCACGTACTCTGCATTGACACCAGATGCAGTTGTCTCAGCGGTAGTGGCGGACTCAGCAAGATCACTACCCATGATCATCGTTACACGATAACCATCATTGCGGAGATCGCGCATCCAAGAAGTAAGCGTTGCTTCAATACCAGATAGGTCAGCGTTCTTGATATCTGCTGTAAAGACATCCCACTCGTCTGCTTCAAGAGCAATAGTCAGCAGCAAGTCAACGTAATTCTGCATTGTTGGTGCAGAACCGTTGCTACCGCTAGCCAGTGGCAATGACGCAGTTGCTGGGATGCTATTCCCTTCGGCAACCAGTGTGGCAGTGATCCAGTAATTTGACGGATCCTGGTTAACGAGGTTTACCAAGTCCTTCATGTGTCCTGTTATGCCGCGATTCGTATTGCTGGTCCAAACTGCCATCAACGTCGCGCCGACTGTAAACAGGATGTCTGTCTTGGTAATATCACCAGGATTTGGTCGCGTCTGGACCAAGAAGCTGTTGCCTAGAGCACCTTCATTCTTGGCATCAAACCTGATAGCTGTAACTGGCGTACCAGCCGTGTCTACCAGATTTACAGTGGCCTTTGCTGCGCCAGTACCCATGATACGATACATACGCAGCTCTCTAGCGCCGCCAATAAACGCTTGACGCCCTGCGTAGTACGCATTATTCGGAGCTGTTTCATCAGCTGTGAAATAATTGATAAGCTCCGAAAAGTTATCAATGATCTGTACTTGGTTAGCTGGCCCCCAGGAAGAACGTACAATCATCGCAACTCTACCTCGGACACCTACTGAAATAGCAGCAAGGGCATCCGAGATAAAGTTAATGTATAGACCTGGACGTGTAGGAGGCGCAGCTGGTGTCCACGGACCGCCTGGCATTACTGTTCAGCCTCCGCAAAAGTTTTGTCAGGCTCTGCCATCATTTCATCAATAGCCGCCTGAACTTGAGCCTGTGTGTACATCGTGCCATGCGAATCAAGCTTTCCAGACGAGAACACGGCATTTACCACAAATGCAGGTTGCCCATACAATGCCTGCGAGTAAGTCTCGTGATCCGATGCGCTCAAAGGTGTCTGGGTCTGCACTTGCTGTTGGGTTGCAGCTTCTGCGTTATCTGTATCGGTTGGTGGCGGTCCTTCACCACTATCCTGGGGATTCTCTGGAACAACGGGTGGCTGCTCTGTCATACTAAGCCTCAACTACTATAGTGAACTTGTCACTTGTGTTCAAAGTTGTCTCAGCCGCAATGTATTCGATAGCAGGTAGTTGTACCCGCTCATTCTCCTGTTCCACGGTGGTTTGCAGGTTGATATTGCCTGTAAAGACACCGTTATTTATGTCGTCCTCTCTGTTACTGGCAGCAAATCCTGTGACTCGCAAAAATTGCCAACGAACCCTAACTGTATCATTTGGTTCCTGGGGTGCTACGCCGTTACCAAGTAGATTAGTTATCGTCGTTCTAGCATACATAAATCCATCTCTGGGCGGTAAATCTAGAGAAGCTTCTTGATGCCCATCGACGTAGATCTTGTATTGCTTGAACAACGGCGAGCTATAAGGAACGCGAGGTATACGTACAGCTATAGCGTTGTTTGGATCTGCAATTACAACGTCCTGGGGCACACTGGCAGCACTTTCGTTACTGCCAGTATCTACAGCACTTACACGCACCTGATACGTCCCTGGCGACAGACTACCATCACCAACAGGATCAAGAATTACTGAAGGATATTGCCAGCTAAAGCGCCACGCAGGTATGAGGTTTACAAATCTAAACTTCTTGCCACCATACTTTATGGAACGCTCAAATGCATCCAGCTTATCCATCACATCCATGCGGTTACTGCCAAAGTAGTCGATAGTCCAATCAACTACTTGTCTGTACCTGCGCGATGTCAGCTGTTCGTTGCGATGTGTCAAGTAGGATACACGCCAGCTTGGACGCACCAACGTAGTAGGTCTGTCTTCCAACACACGTATCTTAGCGGTAGTTGGGTACAGACACCAGATAGCATGCTTCACAGAGTGAAACTGCTCTTCCAGATCTATAGTTACGGTTGACCTAGCCACGCCGCCTCGGGTTCCTTACCTTACGTCTGTCAGGTTGACCTTCGAGGGCTTCCTGGATTGTACCTTCGACAATCTTGTCAACCTTGCCTTCTGTGACTGCTATACCCTCTTCAACAAATTTGACACCCTCCCAACGCGCCTGTACTGGCTTAGCGCCTCGGTTGCCATACGGGTAGATCCACATGGTACCACCATCATTAGCCAGACCAGCATATGGTAAGAATGTACCTACTTCTGCTGTCCAAACGTTACCCTTGATACGCTTGATCTCGGTAATGGCACCCATGTTGACTTCGACTTCTTCACCAGTATCGCGACCCTCAACTGGTCTGCCACCCGCAACACCATTACTACGCGCCCATTTTTCATGCTTATACTGGATTGGCACTTTGTCTACTTCGTCAACCTGCCCACGCATAGACTCTGGTGTATATCTACCCCATGCAGCCATGAGCCTGCCTTTGGAGAACTCAAACGGTTCGCCAGTGCTCTCACGGGGCCGCCAACCAGAAGGAGGCATGTGTCTACGTATAGCATCTTTGGTGTTCTGTGTCAGTTCATCTGCCAACTGTACAGCAGTATCAAATCCAACTACCAGCAGTCGAGAATTCAAAGCTGCCATATCAGCTATAGCACCCTGCCAATCGTCTACCTTGTCTCGGGCATAGGTAGTACCTACCCTGCTGGCCCGACCTCTCTGAGTAAATGATTGTCCAGAGCTGACATACATTGCTATCGGATTTGCAGCCATCAGCGGAACCTACCAGCCTGCACGTTTACTTCGAAGTGATGCATGCTGAACATGTCATCCGCCTCGTCTATGCTTATGATGTCGTAACGTATGCCGTTCTCCACTATCCAGTTGTTCTCGTTGAAGTTTTCTGGATATTGTAGTCTGGGATCCTGTATAAAGATAATGGCTCGTCTTACACCTTGTGAACCACCACTAACAGTCGCTTCCTGACTGCGCCTGTACAGAATACTATCTACTCTGCACGGTACACCAGCATACACAACACCTTCAATCTCTTGAGAGTCTTCTACCTCTGGGTCAGCAGGTATTTCACCCCAGATGTCGCAAACCCTGTTGAGCAGTGCAGCTATTGGCATCAGTTATCATGCCTGTCTTGTACACTGATTACTCCAGACAACAGCACGCCACGTTTTAGCTCCAAGTCAGTAAAGTCGTGCCACGGACGCACTTCTACACCCACATATTGTGGAGTAAGGGGATAACCTGCGATTGGAGCAAGCTCTGGGAACACCTGTGTTGTCTTCATATGAATCAGAGAACTTGTACCACAAGTGTAGTAGCCCAGGATGGCAAGAGGCTCTGCGCCAAAGCCATATGGATCAGCATAATCTGCCGTAGTTGTGGTACCAGTGTCCTTAGCTAGAGAGTAACTGTAGGAGCCAATCTTCTCGCTCTGCACGCCGCTAACACGCCGCGCACGCACACTGGCATCGTTGGTAATGTACAACTGCTCTACGACCTGTAAAGCAGCTATTCTAGACATCACATCCCAGTTAGGTTTGTCTGTAGTGCAGAACCCACCATACTGAAGTGACCAGCTGTACATCAAACTTTCTGCACGCCAGATGTAGTTCCACAGCTTGGTATCGTTCATAGCCGCCAGAGCAGGAAAATCTGTATTTGCCCTGATGTAGTCTGGCGTTAGAATACCAAGAGGGCCATTGGCAGGTATGCCTTTGAATGGTACTGATTTATCGCTCTCAATAAGCGGCGGCACCGTATGGTAATAACTGGCAGAGTACCAATGAGTATCATCGCCATCCGAATCAAGATACTCGTAATCTACCTGTCCAACCTTTAGCTGTACGGTACCAATAGCAGGGTCGGAGAACAGCGCATCCTGGGCAATGTCTCTATAAATATTGATCACATCAAATTGGGTCAATACTTCAGTGATGTTGGATACACGTATGCCCAGAATAATCATACTTCTGCACTCTCGTAGATCATCGGTACCATGCTTCCTCCAGCATACAGGTAAGGAACCAAGACGTCTGCACTAACTATCATTGGCACTATGTTTTCTGCGGTTATGATGTCTGGACCAGGACTGGTAGTAGAAAACGTCTCGCCTATAGCAGCAAATCTTAGTTGAGCGTTAACTATGCCTGTCTGGGCAAACCATCTACCTTCTGCCTTGTGGAATACAACCTGTGCCAAAGCATTAGCCAGCATTGTCTGGGCTAATAGCTGATTGCTTTGCTGGAAATTTAAGCTCTTAGAATCTGCCAAGAACTGCATTGTCTGGGCCGAGAACATGCCAGACAATGTTATGACCAACGTCTGCATCTGTGCATTGACAGACATCAAGCTCGCTGTGATACGCACACCAGAAAGAATACTAGATACTTGTGAAGAAACTGCACCAGTCGCAACTGTGGCTAGTATCCCATTTGATGTGCGTATCACAGCGTCTTGCGAAGCGCCAGATATACTTGTAGATTGTGCTAGTAACTTGGCACCAGCCTGTATGTTTGGAACATACATTGAACTGGTAGACTGCATCAGCTGCGCTACAAATCCCGTAGCAGCCACCAACGTACCAGCAGCAGACTGTCCAGTAGCAGTAGCCAAGACAGCAGAGAAGGTTGCAGCTCCTAACTTGGTTATTACACCATTAACTGAAGCTGTGCCCACAGATGCGACTACCAACATTCTCTTTCTGCTAATTGCTGCAGAAACAGACGTTGTGCCAACAGACGCAGCTACCAGAACCCTCTTTCTGCTAATAGTCGCAGAAACAGAAGCCAAACCAGCAGAAGTAACTACCAGTTGTCTCTTTCGCGAAACAGCACCAGCAGATACTGCAACACCAGCAGATGCAGCTGTAAGTCTTCTCTTACGAGTAATGGTTGCCGATACTGCACCAATACCACTTGAACTGCCAGTTAGATTCTTATAAGTTGGACCACCAGCAGGTCGCTGATTGGGGAATGTTGTGATATACCCAATCGGTACTGTGTTTTCCTGGGCATATATACCCGCTATAGTCGGGCTACCTGCCTCATTTGGAATCTGCGCTAAGTCACTATCAAAAGCAACAAAGAACTTACAGTCAGCATCATCAATTCGGTTCCAAGGGCCATTATTGATGAACTCTAGCAACGATGTCGGAGTATCCACACCGCCGTCACTCAGGTCGCTAGTCCAAACACCCATCCAGCCAGGATCGGAATTGGACGGCTCAGAAAAGGCATCGTTGCCGCTAGTGTCATTGAAGTTGCCGATGCGCACCATGTCGCCTGCATGCGTGCTCGCCCCTGTGTTCGACGCACTGCTCGTGTTGCGAATCCAGCTCGTGGTAGTGAAATCGTAGATGTAGAACGCCTGCGAAGTGGTGCTACGCACCACGCATGCGATCAACATCCAGTGACCTTCTGTTACATACAGATCCGGCGAGATGCCAGTCTGAGCCACGTTTGCGAACAGCTTCGGCTGAAAATCAAACCCGCACCAGAATCCCTCGCCGCCGCCCATGCCCGCGCCTTTGCCAGCCTGGAAAAGACCTTGCCAAGTGCCAGCACTACCGCGCAAACGGTGCATGCACACGAAGCTATACGGCGTCGCACCCACCCCGACGCTGCCAGGGTTGGTGTTGCCAGGCCCTCGCACGTTGAGATACTGGTTGCTTTGCTTGGTAAAGACCGGACCGTCGCTAGGCATCAGGAGCCTGCTTGTTGCAACCTCTTCAGAACGTCCGCAGAACTACCTACAGTCCAATCACCCTCAGCACTACTGGCTTTGACCAATCCGTTCTCGAGCACTTCTATGCTAGCAACGCTGTGACAAACAAAGTGCTTGGGATCCTCAAGACTATACTGACTCGTACTGCAATCACCCTGATGATCATGCTCAGCA